CCACCGTCCTTGCCGAGCGTTGCCTTGTGATCGGAAACTGGCCGGTTGCGCCCGATGAGAGTTGTGGGAAGTAAAACATCTTAGGTCCTGTTCTCGCAGACGATCAGCGTCGTTTTGCCCCGCATCTCGCCCCTCAGTTGAAAACCGAATGTGTCCGCGCCCAGGCTGCAGTTCGCATAGGTCGTTCCGTCCCATGGATCGGTAAAGGAAAAGCTGCCGAACCTGCCTTGGTTCGATACGAAAAACTCGTCTAACACGGCTAGCTCGGATTCGTCCAGCAGGTCGAGCTGAATGGTCCAGCGATGCAGTACCGACGGGTTGTCTCGAAACCGCTGCTCGGTGCCGTCCAAAAAACGGATCGCGTCGGTGTTGAACTGCAGTGTCCTTTTCGCCGGGTATTGCATCACGGCGCCGGTCTTTAACGTCGGAAACATGGCCGTCAAAGGTTCGTTACTACGTCGTTGATGGAGTTCATGTTCAACATCGCCTGTCTGACTGCTTGCGCGATATCGTCGCTATGATCGAGAAACGACTGGCTGTCCATGGCCTGCACCTGGACGGTGATCTGCTGGCCCGCGTTCGACCCCCCGCCACTTGCCGCGGAGCGCGGCAGACCGTTCTCGCCCCAGCCCACGTCTTGGTTGTTGGTGGTGGACTCCAGGTTCAGAGACGGAGGGAGCGAGAAAGGTACTAGGGACGCGGGTTGTTGAGACTGCCCCCCGCCAAATAGGCTGGAAAACAGCGATACCAGCGGTATGAGGCTACCCCCGCCGCCGAGAAACTGGCTCGCCGTGCTTAACGCATCCGATGCCGCTCCACCGTCGCCGGAACTCTTTGCCTGACTGTTCTGTGCCAAGGCGTCAGTGTTGGTTGCCGTCGCCTGCGTCAGGGAGTCAACCACCTGGGTGGCTTGTCCCAAAGCGTCAATGAGGCCCTGGTTGGCTGTTGACGATTGTCCGCTCGCCGAGCTCTGCGACGCTTGGTTGAACGCGGTCAAAAGTGTCTGCTGCGCTGTGTTAGGCATTTCTCCCTCGTGTCTCGGGACCGCTGTTTCGGTTTCCAGCGCCGGGGCTGCCGTTTGCTTGCGTAAGCTCGTGCTCCAGAATCAAAAAAGCTTCCACCTCGCGCGCTCCCAGACCGTCGATTCCCTTCTGCCCTAACTTACGCCGCACCAGATACTCCTCGAGCCATGCCATGCTTTGTGCCGTGATAAACGATCTTGGACAGATATTGCTCGCCACATTGTTTCTCGCCCACACCACCCGCTCCGGCGTCTCAAGTGCTGGCGCCATCCAGCCGCACCTGCGCTTCGTCTCCAGGCCGGCTTTACGGCAAGTCGCGCACTCCCACCCGGCCTGGTTGGAGAATTGAAAATGGAATGCGACGATCAGTTTTTTCTTTCGGATTCCGACAATCCGCACTGTCGCTTGACGGCGGCCAAAGCTTCCCGGAACAAATCCTCAGGCCCGCTCGCCGCCAGTGACTCCGGAGTCGCGGGCAACCCGTCCAACTCCAGACCCGTGACTTCCTTCAAGCCCCAAAGCAGATAGATACGGTCGATCTCCGAAGCCAGCAGTGCGGCTTCCATCTTTTCGTCGGGAGTGTCGCCCGCCTCGACGAACTCTTTCCGCGCCGCTAATTCCCGGATGCGGCGCGTCAGCTCAACGCGGCGACCAAATGACATCTTGACCACCGTGAAGCTTACCCCGGGAGCCACCGCGGAATCAATGGTTTCAACACTAGAGTGTTCCATTTAGCCACCACCTAACCTGTTTTTGTGGGGCAGGCCCTCGGCCTGCGGCGGCCTCTCAGGCCGCCCTTTTTGCTTAACGTTAGCCGAACGCCACCACGATCTCGTTGTCCGTAGTCCCCTGCGCCTTCGATCCCTGGAATTTCCATTGCAGCCTGTTGTCGCTATCGTCGAACTCAGGCACCACCGGTACCACGCTCATCATGTACACGCCCACAACTTGGCCGGTTTGCTGGCCAAGTTGAAACATCACGCTTACCGGCGACTGCTGCCGCGCCGCCTGGTACAGTCCCTGCGTCGCGGTATCGTCCAGTTCATACAGGCTGAAAGCCGCTGTCACCGACCGCGGCCCCGGCGCAATAGCTTGCGGCAGGTTGGTTCCGAATTCCTTGGACCGCAAATCCAGGCCGTTGTCTAATTGGAATGTCCCGCTGGTGATTGTATAAAACTGGCCAGGCGTACTGCCCATCCACGCCTCACCCATGTTACCCGGCACGATCGAGTAGTCGAAGGCTCCAATAACAGGCTCCACGGGGAAGCTGCTCAGTTGTCCCATTCCTGCCGCGAAACTGGAACTGTCGATAAGGTCCTGCGCCATCCCCTCGAACTCAAACTGGTGAAAGTCCCCATTCACCGTTACGGTCATCCGGTTTACGGCCGCTCCGCAGAGAATCCGCTGCAGCGCGGTGCTGGGGTCCCAATAATCGAAAATACTGGCGCTCGGCAGTTCGGTGGCCGGAAAATACGAAATGCTGGGCGCAATCTCGGTTCCCGCGGCCGGACCGCTGGAGAACGGGGCGTTCACCTGCACGGCCGTCGCGCTCACAATTGCCGTGACAAACCGGATTTCTCCGTTACAGGACACGCCCTGCCCGGCCACCAGCCCATGTGGCGCCGCAAAGACCAGTGACGTGCCGCTGGAACCCGCCGCGGCTGCCCCTCCCGCGTACATCGCCGGAGAGGCGCCCATGCTGGCCTGGAACAGGGGCCCATAAGATGGACCGGAACTCTGTCCCCCCCAACTGGTCATGTAAGTTGTCACGTCGAAACTGGTCGTGCGCCGCAGCCCCGCGGGTATTCCGACGAACGTGCGGCTGCCTGTCTTGTCGCGCCGGTCGGCCTTTTCCAACTGATTCTTGGCCGTGAGCTTTACAGCCGGAAAGCGGTTCTGCGCGGTAATCGCCGGCGTCTGTCCGTAGCTGCTTTCCAGTTCCGCGTAAAAGCGGTTGGCATTTGATGAAATATACGAAGCCATAGCCTTAGTCGCTCACCCCAACTTCGAAACTGACCTTTCCTACCTGAATAAAGTTTTGTCCGCCATGCTTCACGGGACCTAAGGCCGCTTCATAGCACCCGGCGTAGTACATACCTTCTCCCCAGTCGCCCCGGTTCTGGTCTAGAACCTGCGTCGTGGCATCGACATACAGTTGGAGTTGATTCTCGATCCCGTCCAGCCTGTCTTGCGAGACGCGCACCTCGATCGTCATGACGGCCTTGCCGGAAAAGTTCCGGAATTTCTCTTTGAGCTGGTTCACGATCTTCTCGCAGTACACGCTAACCGCTGGATACTGCACGTCGGTGCTGCGCTCGGCCAGTTCGACCGGTACGTTCTGCGCCAAGATCTGACTCTGTCCGATTGGCCGTGGAGTTACGCTCTCGGCCTGAGCTAGCGTCGATACGCAGGCGTTCAGCCCCTGCGGTGCGGTCAGTAGCGTGACTACTTGCGCCGTCACCGTGCTGCCTACCCATGCCATGTGCTACCCCCTCTGAATAACCCGCGGCAAGGCGCGAAGATAGTCGGGCGCCTGTCCGCTCCCCGGCCCTTGTCCCAGGGTGCTTACTGGCCCTGCCTGGACCCAAACTTGATCCAATGCCAGCGCCGGCGTATTCTGTAGCGCCATCGCCGTGGGCAACAGCCCTACGTACACATTCCAGGCCGTTGCGTTGGCCGGTTGATTGACCGGCTGCGCCACCAGTGCGTTCCCGGCCGCCACGGTAAGGACGCTCGGATTACTGGCCTGCCCCTCTTCGCCCTCCGCGTTCAACCACGACACGCTCGCGCAATACGTCGTGGCGGGTTGACCACCGGGAATGGACGTCAGTTGCGGCGGAGCTGCCTGCGGGATCGGGTCGGCCGCGATGCCAAGCCCGGTCTGCATGAGCTTGTCCATGGCCCACATCGCCAGTTGCTGATACTGGTCCCGCTTGCCCTTATAGCGGTCGTTCAGTTGATTGAAGTAGGCATCCCGATACACCAGCGTCAGGGTTTGGAATACGTGCCAAAGCTGCAGCGGCGGCGTGACCACGATGTTGTTCAACTGTGGCTCCGGTTGCAGCCAGAACTGCCAGTCGTAGGTGTTGCTGCGCTGTAGAAGGGTTGTCAGTTCGATTCCGAGTCCTTGCTGTGCCAGCGTTAGCTTTTGGCTGAGGTCGATGTTCTCCGTCTGCGCTGTCGCCAGGACGGAAGAGTCCTGGGCCGTGAGATCCTGGATCGTCGATATTCCGTCCGTGAATAGCGCCATCGTCCCGGCCGCCTACTCTTTGCCCGCCGGTGCGACGCCCTTGAGCTTGCGTAGCTCAGTGGGCGAAATGACGGTGAACTGCATCCGCGACGCCGCCGCGATCTGATCGGCTTGCCGCTTCGCCTCCGCCTTCTGTTCTTGGAACTCGCGCGCTTCCTCGGCCGTCGCCAGCCGCGCGCCGCCCTCCACGATCATCCTCGCCGCGATGCGCCGCGGAACCTCGGTGCGCACTCCTTGCCGCCCTCCATCGGGCGTCTCGAGGCTGACCAACACCACCGAAGGATCTTTTAGGCTCTCTTCCATCGCTCGAATCTTCTTGAAATACACTTGTAAGTCCATGGTCGTCTCTTGTGGGGTCGGGCGCGCCGACCCCCCTTTCTTGTTGTTGGCCTGAGTCCATCCTCGCGTGTGCGCCAGCTACGTATTCACTTGAACGCCAAAGTTGTTGCGGATCACCGCACAACCGTATAGCACGTCCACCGTGAACTGCTGAGCCAGTGTATTCGGCTGGTAGCTCATCACTACCCGCATCCCGAAGTTCCCCATCTCCGCGTAGTGCGCCACCGCGCCCGTGCCGTACAGCGGCTGCGGCAGTCTCCGGATCACCAGGCCAATCGCAGGCTTGGTGAAAGCCAGGTTGTGGGTCGTCATGGGCGAACTGCCGGTGTACGCCACGAACTGCGACCGCATCACGAAGAAGTCCTTGATCTTTCCCACCGCGCCGTCGATCAGAGCCCGTAGTCCCGCCTCGCCGGCTGTCTGGAATTCGCTGAAACGTTCGATCTGCCGCAATGCGGAGTATGTCGCGGCGTCCACCACCAGGAACTTCGGCTCGGATGGCGGAACCTTCGCCGTGAATAGTGAGCTCTCTGCCTGATCGATCACCGCTTCCACCAGCGGCGTCCCCGGCGTCCCCACCGGTGTGTTCGCCGTGAATCCGGCAAACAAGTTCAGCAGGCTTGTCTCAATGCTCTCGGCGATCGCCACCACCGCCGGTTGCATGTAGACCTGCAGTAAGTCCGGAACCGCCAGTACCTTGGTCACATCCGGAATCTGGAAAGTCGCTTCGGCG